CCTTCTGGTTAACATGACATACCAATAACTCTTGTCTAAAAAGCCAGCAAGATAAAAAGTCAGTATTCACGACCACCAGCGTGTTTACCGTACTGCACCAGGTTTACAGGTACAAAAAAACCCGCTCTACGGCGGGTTTAAGCTGTGTGGCGAAGTAACCACTCTTAACAGATTATGATAGTTTTTGCGTACGCGTTAGTAATTTATTATGCTCTTTACAATTGTTAGCTTAACCGCATGGAATTGACCAAAAAAATGAGCAAAGCAAGCATACGCCACGTAATCGTTCATGAGCTCTTAAAAGAATCTAATAAAGACTTCGATCACTCCAAACCATACAATCTTCGTGATACAGAACTAGATAAAACAAATGATATAGTAAAAAAATTAGTAGACGGTGTTATTGATTTGTATGGTTCAAAAGGGAACTCAGCGCATTATGGTGTTTTTATTAAAAATAAAACAAAGCAAGGCCCTATACCAGAACTATTTCATAAATACTCTTTAGTTCAACAATCTGTTTCAAGTGATTTCATTGAATTATCGAAGGAAGTTATGAAACAAATGTATAAATCTGCTCAAGAGCAGATTTGGGCTTCTGGAGGATATGTTGTTTTTACTGATTATATTTTATCTGGTTTCCGTTATCTATTGGTTACAATGATCAAAAAAACTAATGGCGTAACTATTAGTGAAAATTTAGAGCCAGAGGAAATGATTCACTTAGAACTTGGTAATATTAACCAAGCAGCAAAAATAAATTTCAGATATTATGAAGAATACCAAAAAGCAGATGACTTAAAAAAAACAGACTTAAGTTATCTAAGCTTTATAAGCAAAACTACGGGACAGTCAGCGGCAGCATATTTTATAGCAGCATTAGGATGTGACAAGGGGATTGCTTCAGCAGGTGCAACCCGTAAGTTACCAGATGAAATAAGGCGTTTCTTTAAGAAAGAACCTCTTTTAAAAAATCAAGCAGAGTCATTTAGAAATGATGTTATCAAATACTTAGAAAAGCAATTTGACAACGAGCACTCTGCAAGGCTTTCTGATATCGAATCGCTTGCTTCAGGCCATATGTCCTATTTAAAAGAGGAAGAAAAAACAGAACTTGTTGATAAATTAATGAAACACCTCAATAGTGAGGAAGTCAGAATCCCATCAGAGTTCGTAATCAATAAAAACTCCTTAGATAAAATCAGCAATGTGATATATAAAACCCCATCATTGAGCTTTCACTTCGACAAGGATTTACTCGGTGTCACAACTGATGCTAAAATATATTATGATGACGAAAACCAAAGCCTAACATTTAATAATTTGCCTGTTGAAGCATTAACTAAGATAAGAAGAGCGTTGAAAGAAACTGATAACCCAAGTAATGAAGAAGATAAAGAATGAATGATTTTAGTATAATAGTTAATCTGTATAGATTATCAAGCTATCCTCATTTTGACGGGGCTAAGTTTTCTGCGCGTATAGCTTATAATGCAGACGTAAAATCATTGTTCAAAAGAATTTTGAACCCTACTTTTCAAGCTGGTACAGCTGACGAAATAGAGGTGGATGGTCATTTAATTTATGATTATGAAGACTTTCCTGAAAAGGGAAATTTTCTTACATACTCGTTTAAAATTTCACAAGGAAGTGCGAATCGTTTTTATAAAAATAAAAACGAGTTTGTAAAAATAAACACGCTCAAGAAAGGCATAATGCCAGAGTATTTCTATATTATAGAGGATGATTTCTATTCATTAGAAACACCAAAACCTTCTTATATCCAAAAAATTGAGGACATTTGTGAGCTAATCAATGCTCTTTCCATGCTTGCTCATTTCCATGATATAAAAAAAGATAGCAAAGGTACATTTTATCGTTTAGTCTTTATTTTAAACTCAGAGTCTAAATCTTCTTCTGCTGTAATTGAAACAAATATTACAGAAGAAATTTTTAATGATAAAACAGTAAATACTCAGTTAGTTAAAACATTAGTAAGTAGTGAAGCTACTACTGATGCCCATCACATTGAAAAGATTAACACTTTCAGAAACACAGTTATTGAGTATGTTAATAAAAATGGAAATTCCTTTGTCGAGTTAATTAACAAGTGGGATTTCATATGCGAACTTTATACGAACAACTTAGCTGCTTATATGTCGGCATTTTCTTTTCATAAAGCAAGGAAAGAAGTTGTTGATGCTGAACTCGATTACTCAGAAAAACTGTCAAAAATAATTTCAGAAATTTCTAACAAAGCTCTTGCAATACCTATTTCACTAGCTGGTTCAATTGCTATTTTCAAATTAACAACAAAAGCTGATTGGATTATTGCTTTAATTGGATTGATTATCACAGCAATAATAACATCTGCAATGATTGTGTCACAAAAAAAACAACTTGCTCGTATTTCACACTCTAAAGAAATACTTTTTGGACAATTAAGATATAGAATAAAGGATGACACCAGCGATCTTAAAGAGAGCTTAGAAGAGGCTATTAAAAAATTAAATGACAATGAGGATTTTTGTCATAAGGTGCTTGACAGTTTATTATCACTAGCATGGATGCCTACATTCATAGGCATCATCGGTATTTTATTTAAATTAATGCCAAATATTACTTGAGCATGTACATAACCCCATTAATGAAACCTAACGCAGTCTGCAATTGCTTCCGGATTGTTCCATCTGAGCATCTGCGTCTCTTCGCAATAGAACGCAGTGAAATACCTATAACGAAGTGAGCAATGATCAGCTCATATTCGTCTGGTTTATACTTACACAGGCGGGCAACACAGCCGTCTATCATGATGCCTTCATCATCATCACACTGAAGGCGTATTTTTTTACCATGAGGTAAAAGCCCCTTAAAGCCTGCTGCTATCGGCTGCCAGTCCACACCACTGTTATCTGCTGCAGCCCACGCTCCCCAGCGGTCTAAAACTTCATACATATCACGCATCAACTTTCTCCACAAAATCAGGCCAGCACGCCAATTGCCAGCGCACGATCGATAAAACGAAATATCAGCTCCAGCTGGGAGCCATACTTCTCTTCAAATGCCACGGTATCCGCATGCAGCTCGTCGTGATGCTTTCTGCACAAAGGCAACACAAAAAGGTCATGCGCTTTTGTTCCCATTCCACCCTGACCGTGACCTATCAGGTGGTGGGGATCATCAGCGGGCTTTCCACAACATGCACACGGCTGTGTCTTAACCCAGCGCGTGTACTTTTCATTAACCCAGCGGCGACGTTTGGGGCGTAACATAAAAGACTCCGGCGACTCCGGATCCACTTTCAGCGCCAGCACCTTTTTCGCCTTATCCTGGATGATGCTGGTGGCAGGAACCGAAGGCACAAGGTCACTTTCCCGGGTAACAGACGGCACAACAGGCTTCGGTAATCTCAGTGCCTTACGGGCTGCACTTTCCGGTAAGGCATCCGCCAGATCATTACGAATCAGCCACCAGCACAGTTCCGGCATTGTCACAACGTGACTGTCATCAAAACCGAGATCCCGACGCACAACAGACAACACCCAGCGGGCACAGTTATCCGTTGCCATTGATTCCAGCCGTTCCGTGAACTGATCGCGCAGCTGGTTATCGCAGTGCCAGCACAGACGGATTGCACCCGGAGCGTGTCGCATTGTGGTCATGTTCTCGCTGTGCCAGTCGGAATGAGGCCACTGGCAGCCTTTTTCACGAAGTAACCAGCTTTCAAGACATTCCACGCCACCAGCACGACGGATCACTGCCTCATTGCGGAACACGGCCCGAACGGCAGGATCATCCGCCAGCGGTTGTGATGCCGCCGGAACGGCACCACTGGCGAAAGATGAATAACGCTCCGGCTCAGGCTCCAGCAGGACACGCCCCTGCATAAACAGGGGCATCAACTCTGAACCTGGCCTGAACAATACGATCCCCATACGCGGGGCAATTTCAGGGGTCAGTAGTGCTCTCACGGTCACCTCAATGAACGGTATCGAGCAGCTTTAACAGCTCAGGGAATCGGGATTCGAAGAAATGCGGCTGCGTCTCGCGCGGATTTGCGGGACTGGTGATGTTCTTGCCGAACATGCAACCTTTCGCTGTCAGCGACCAGAATTTTTTGATGTTGTTAATCGCGGTACGACTGTATCGTTCGCGCTGCTCGACGATCCCCAGCTTCACCATCTGGTGATATGCCTGATTAGCTGTCAGGCGGATACCATACTGCTTCAGCAGTGCACTCAGTGACAGCGTGGGGCGGCTTGAGCCATCAGGCGCGTCAGCAGGAGCATCAATGGCATAGCGCGGTGCCAGATTCGGTAAGCCAACAGCCTCCTGGAGTTTCTGACAGGCACCAAGCACTGAAGAGTTAGACAGGTTTAATTCCCGGCGCATAAAGTCCAGCAGAATCACACCAGCCTGCATCTTGTCAGCAGCCTGTCCGGATAATTTTTCCGGTGCGCTGGTTACCATGTCGAAAGTACGGATCACCTTAAGATGGAATGACGGGCTTATCCACATTGCATAGGCATACACCAGTTCTTTGCAGACATACGTCCCCTGGTTATTTCCGCCACGAATAACGTTAACTGGCTCTATATTGACCGAGTTGCAAATCTGCAACTCGCTTATTAAACGTTCAGTTTGCTCATTGCGGAGCCAGAATGCAGGCTTATGCTTATCCAGAGAACCGGCAGCCCTGTGCAGATCGTTCAGGCTGTAACGCCCATAAGCATCACGACGAACTTCAATACCATCAATAACCATCAGATTATTCATACTTCGTTTCTCCTCTTAATCAGGCGGCTGCACCCGCCGGTTTCTCATACTTACTGATAGTGATCTCGACCTTCCCTTTCGGGATAACCGGTCCCCACTCCACCAGCATTCTTTTCACCTGTCTGTCGTCTTCCCACACACCCGCGTGGGTCAACGCGTCAAACAGCGCCTTGTTATAGTTGTCCAGATCGCGGATCCGGTTATCCGGAGGAAACAACACGATCTCCACTGAAGCAGGTGCCGACGTTGGTTTCGGCAGACGACGTAACTGCTCAACTATTGCTGCGCACGCCGCGCTCTGAAATTTTCGCCCCGCCTCGCTTATCAGGCTCTTACCAGCAAATGCCCCTTTGTTGGGGTGTCGCCAGTACGTGTTCACACTGGGCGGGAAAGGAAGGATCAACTTCATACTTTCAGGCCCCTCTCATGTAACCAGTGGGCTGCACGCAACCTGGCGTTCTCCTCACCGGCAAGCAGTGCGCGGATGATACCGACCGCCTCGCTGTCGTCGTCCTTCACTGCGGTATGAAGCGTGATCCCCCGGGCCACGCCACGCTTTATCGTGATGACGCCTTTTTTCTCCAGTGCGCGAAGATGCTCCACGGCTGCATTCACTGAACGGTATCCCAGCATGGTTGCCACCTCCTGATTGGTTGGCAGAAAGCCACGCTCTTGCTGGTAAGAAATCAGAATATCCAGCACCTGCTGCTGGCATTGAGTTAACGTCGTCATGCCGCCATCTCCCTAACCAGTTTTTCCGCCTGCTGGCGAACCTGCGCCAGAAACGCCTCACCACATGCCTCAAGTTCATCGCGCCCGATGTAGCTGATTGCCGGTCCCTTCCAGGTCTTATCGAAAACAGCAATAGCACCAGCGAAGAAAGCGCCTGTCGGCACCTGCTTCTCATCCTTCGGGATAAACCAGGCAGGCAGTTCAAAACCAATACGCCCGCGAATAAAAGCAATATGGTCCGCATCTTCCGGCCACCACACTTCGCTGGTGGCAGCTTTGATCAGGAAAACATAGCGCCCACCCTTATCACGCATGGCACTGGCATGTTTCATGATGTAACGCATGCCGGTGATGTATTGCCCCTCATGCTGACTGGCGCGGCTGTATGGGGGATTACCAAAGGCAGCCCCTTTAAGCTCCGCAAGA